AGGTAAACAAAAGCACCTGAAACAATGGCCGCGCCTATCTCGGTCAATTTACAAATAAAAGAACTAGTATCAGAATAGGTCAATATTTGCTACGTCGCAGTAATGGAAACTAAAAAGGCCGAATCAAAGAAACCTAATATTTTGCAGAAAATGAAAGAAAAAATACCCGACAGAGAAGAACAGTTTGAATATATAAGTATTGCAGTCAGATTATTAGTAGTTTTTTGGAGCGGTGCCCTAGTGACCTTAAATTATTTGCCAAAGATTCCGGGCCTAACAAGTGGAGAAAAGCAAGATATAACGTTTCCGGCTTCTCTTCTTAGTTCAAGTCTTTTAAGTTTTGGATTAGAAAAAGCAGCTAAGGGAAAAGAAGACAAGGAAAAGAAAAAAGATATTGACGCTAAAACTGAATTAAAAGAGATATTAGGAAATACCCAGCTAATAAGAATTGAAACTCCAGTCCGATTAGTTCCTATGGAACCCCGTATTGATCCAATAACAGGTAAAACTATCAACGATCAAGGCAAACTATCATGAACCGTTTTTTTCTTCTCGCTGCTTTCCTTGTAGCAACTCCGGGTTTAAAGGCTGATATACATCACACCATATCGGCGTCGGCAAGTCTCACTACTACAGCGGCTGCAACTCAGGCGACCCGTGTCGGTTCGAGCTTCTCGATTTCGGGGACGGGGGTTGATACTGCTATTGGAGATAACGCCGGCCAGCTATCAGCGGGGACAATTACTTCGGGAATATATAGCCCCGGAACTGTTGTTAGTACGCAGAACGCGACAGGAGGCGAATCATTTAGTTTTAGTTCTACCTATTTACAAGGTGACGTCGTACCAACTTCGGCATTAACAACAGGTGCATCACCTAATTTTTCTGACATCGTGTCAACAGCCGCAGGATCAGCAGGTGACGCCGCAGCAACCTTGACTTCAGCGCAGGCTGTAGGTTTGATCGCTGGTGGTCCGGGTAGCCAAGTTGTTGGTCAAATAATTTCAGAAATAAAAATTACCGACTAATGCGTTTAATTTGGTTGCTTATTTTTTTTGCACCAATAGCAAAGGCTGAAAAGATCGTGCCAAATTTTCAACAAGGAATATTGACCCAACACAGTGAAACTAAAAGCGTTATTTTGCGCGACATGAAAATATTCGACATGCGCTCAGGTTATCAATTCACAGTAGGCGGCACTAACGTTAAACCTTCAACGGACAACATCGCACCAACAGGATTTACAGAACAAACAGGAACAATAGGGGGAACAGCTACAACTTATGTTTTGCCTGATTTATCAAATAAACCTGCTTATTCAATCGTTAATGAAGGCGGGGCGTTTTCTTATTATGAAACACTAGAAACCCCCGGTATTCAGACATACACCCATCTAGTAGAAACGCACACCATCGAAAATATTACTGATAGTACGAGTACTTTTCAATGAGAAAATATTTATATTTAGCGGCTCTATTTATCCCTGTTAATTCTTCTTTTGCAAACACCATTAACACTACGAGTCAATCCTCTGGGTCCGTCGTTAATCAAGCCGTACAAGTGGTGCCAGCTAGGCAATTTCAGTACGCAATACAAAACACAAGTTGCCAAGGTGCAACATTAAATATTAGCCCATTCCTTTCTACTACTCACAGTTATGGTTCACCTTATGAACCTTATTATGATAGACCTATTTATTCAACAAAAGATATAGTTGGCGATTTCGATGATGATAATAATCCTATAGGTGATGGGGATGTTGACGAACCAAATTTAATATTAAGAACAGAACGAGTAAGAACAGGTATGCAGGCCGGAAACACTTCTTTAAATGGTGGAATTACAGCAACATTTAGTATCCCTATCGGGAATCAATCAGCTTTAAGAAGTTGCAGGAAAGCTATGAAAAAGCAAGTGGAATTATATGAGGCTTCATTAGCATCTAAACGATTAAATTATGAAATGACCCGGCTCGCTACATGCGGCAAGCACATTAAAGATGGCTTAGTCTTTATTGGTGAAATGGCTAAAATCTGCGCTGACGTTCGTTTAGTAACACCGCCAAACGTAAAGCACACTCACGCTATTTCTTTACAGGGGGGAGATCCCGTTTCTGACGATAAAGATTAGTTTTTAGTTCTGATCGGGTTAATTTCTTTTCTTTTTTACCTAATAACTTTTTAACTCTAGTAATTACCTGTTTAAAAATCGGCTTTAAAGCTTTATTAATTAAGGGTGTCAATGTGGCCGCTGTTGTGGCTAAAAATACAGTTGCAAACGTAGTAGCAGCAACCGAGGCACTTGGTAAATATTTATCAGCTATATTTGTCGGCCCCCATATCTCAACACATTTTTTATTTACAATTTCAAAACCAATTACCTTTTCTTTTGCTTTGGCGTTTCTTAAATCTCCCAATCTGTACGCCTGATCTTTTGCAGGGCAATCAATTTCTTTTTCCTCTGGTAATACATCTTCACCGGGTAAATCAGCATCAGGAGGATTAGCGGGATCAGGAGGGTTAGGCGGTTGAGCTTTTTGAACATATTGCATTTTCTTCGGGTTATATTCAATCGGCGTATAACTAGGAATTAAAAAATCTATACCCGGTTTTTGTACGTTTAATTCTCTTGTGATATGGGGCGTATTAATTAACGTGTTTATCTTTGGTATCTGTATTTTCTGAATCTTTTCTATTTCCATCTTCTTTCTGTCTAATTAACTCTTCTTCTTTTAAACG